GGTGCTTAAAGATGTAATTGAAATCAGCTATGATAGTGACAATATGTCATACAATAATGAAGTGTTAGACAATTTGTCATATATTGAACGAAATGGTATACAAACTGAATCTAACTTAACGTATAGTGAATATAACATTTATACTTCTACAGGTAGACCATCAAATAGATTCGGTGGAACTAACTTTGCTGCTCTAAACAAAAAAGATGGAAGTAGAAAACCATACATCAGTAGATATAAGAATGGTGTTCTAGTAGAGATGGATTATGATGCTTACCATCTTCGATTGATTGGTGATAGGATTGGTTATAAATTTGAAGATGGTTCTGTTCATGAACATATGGCTAAGCTGTATGGGGTTGATTACGAAGAAAGTAAAAAACTTTCATTTAAGTATTTATATGGTTATATTCCTGATGAGATAAAGAATAATAATGAATATTTTAACCAAGTTAGTACTTATATAAACAACCTTTGGAGAGAGTATAAATCAAATGATTTTATTCTTTCAGATATTTATAGTAAGAGAATATATAGGAAGAATTTAACAGATATGAATGCTAATAAGTTGTTTAATTACACGATTCAATTGATGGAAACCGAAAACAACATGAAAGCTTTATCAGAGTTAATTCCTAAAATAAAAGACTATAAGAGTAAATTAATACTATATAATTACGATAGTTTTTTGTTTGACTTTAACATGGAAGATGGGTTAGATTATCTAAAGAAAGTTAAAGACATATTAGAACAAAAAGGTAAGTTTCCACTTAAAGTTAGCTGGGGATTAAACTATCATGAAATGAAAAACATTACGGAGAAATTTGTATGATTCCAAATATACAGAAAATATTAAAGGAATGGAGTTACAGAGTTGGTGTTATTAAACCAAATAATGTAAAACACTTAGAAGACTTAAAAGATATACTAATCGAAGAAGGTTGGTCATATGAGGTTACCAATGAGTTTATTGAAAATTTAAATGAGATAGATTTTAAAAATCAAGATGCTTTTGATGCTTATAATAAAAAACATAAGATGAGGAAGACCACAAAAGTTACCATTGGTGACAAAGAAACAACTGTTGGTGATGCTGAAACTGGTGGTGAAAAAGATAAAGAAGAAATCATTAAACAAACTAAAGAGAAAAATAAAGAACTTTGGGATAAAATAGAAAAAGAAGAATCACCAAAGAGAAAAGAGGCTTTAAAAGCTGAATATATAAATACTCAACTTGATAATATGTTACGAGTAAGTTCTATTGAAAGGGGTGCTGGTAGGTATAATATGTCTCGTGAAGATGTACAGTCTTATAGAAAATATCTTGAAAAGATTATGGCTGATCCAGAGAATGAACCTAAAAAATCTATAGATAAAATAAAAGAAGAACGAAAAAGAAAATATGGTGAAATAACTGAAGATGATATAGATAAATTTATTGAAGGTTTGGAAGGAAGTTCAAAGGCAGGTAGTGGAAAATCTGATAAGTATGATCCTGAAGTTGTAACGAGTATAAAGGCTAAAGTTAGAGGTAAAGGTGCACCAGGATCAAGTTATACTAGTGGTGATGCAGGAGCTGAACGATATAGAAATGTTATACGAGCATATTTAGAAACTGGTGGTATAAGTCCGATAACTGGTGAAGTAGTTCCATTTAGTGAGTGTCAATTAGACCATATTGTATCTTTAGGAAATGAAGGACAAGATGAACCAGATAATTGGATGTTTATGGAAGAACGATTTAATCAGTATAAAGGTAAGAAAACCGATGAAGATATTAGAGCTGAGTTAGAAGAGGATCATTATTTAACAGATGCTGAAATAGCTGCTGGCGAAGAAAGTACTAAAGTTAATAAAGCGTTAAAGACTGAAGATAGAGTATTTTGGAAAAATAAATTTGAAAAATCAAAAGGAAGTGATAATCCAAGAGAAGTAGGAGTAAGTATAGGTCAAATTGAAAAAATGACTAAGCCTCAGTTGGATAATTTTATATATGGTTGGAATTTAGCTCATCCTGATAATGAATTATCAAGATATGAAACTCAAAAGGTAGTACATAATGGCAAATCATTGGAATATGCTAGAGGTGAGGGAAAATCTAATCCTGTTAAACCAGTTAAAGATGATCCAAGTACTTGGGGGTTGTCGGTAGGTGATAAGAAAAAAGTTACACAAGACAAAAGTATGGACTATGAGGCTTCTTTAAAGGCATTTAAAGATAATAGAGCGAGTGGTGGTAGGTCAAAGAGTAAAGAACAATTTATTGAGATGATTAAAGACGAGGGGTTAGCAACAGATACAACGGCAGCGGATGAAGCATTTGCAAATAAAATTTTGGAACACCGAACAGGTCAATTGAAAAGAGATAAGGCTATAAAAGCTAAGATAAAAGCAGCTAAAGATGAACCTGGATCTATGGAAAATAAAAATAAAATTGTAAAGAAAGCCCTTAGTGAGTGGGATAAGAATAATACAGAACCAGGTGGAAAGAATGATAAAGGAAAGTTCATAAAAGATGCAAGTAAACGAAAAAAGTCAAAAGAGTGGCAAGAATGGAAAAAGAATAGAGATATACAAGTGTATGAACAATGGAAACAGTTTGATCCTACTTCTAAGTTGAAAACATAATGAGAACACAACTACTATGTACATTCGTAAAACGAAACAGATTTAAAGAAATCATAGGTATCATTATAGCTTGTAATGATATCGTATTTGATAAAATTTATGTATTTCAAAATGAAAATGATTATGGTCAATTGATATGTACATATAATGTAGAGTATGATGAAGATGCTATTCAAGATGTACCAGATACTATTTCATTACATAGAAAAAAAGACACGAACACACTATACACAATTAATGCATTAAATGACTTGATTCGTGAGTTAAATGATGGTAAATTAGACAAGAGATTTCCAATAGAATGGAAGAATTATCGAAACTCACTACTACTGACAGGTGAAGAGGGGTTAAATAAAATACCTACTAGAATCTATACAATTGTAAATGTAAGTACTTGGGAAACCGAGAAAAAATAATTGTATTTTCAAAATATTGCTTATACTTATATAAGCAATGGTTACGAAAGTGACTAACAAATAACAACTAACTAATTAAACAATGGAGAATATGAAATGGATTTAAACGCAATCAAAAGCCGCCTTAATCAATTACAAACCACAAATAACAGAACATCAAATCTTTGGAAACCATCACCAGGAAATCAAATCGTTAGAGTTGTGCCTTATAAATTTAATAAGGATAACCCTTTCATCGAATTGTATTTTCATTATGGTTTAGCAGATAAGAATTATCTTTCACCGATTTCATTTGGTAGACCAGATCCGATTGAAGAGTTCGCTCAGAAATTAAAAGGAACTGGTTCAAAAGATGACTATCGTCTAGGTAGAAAAGTTGAAGCAAAGATGAGGACATATGCTCCTGTTGTTGTACGTGGTGAGGAATCACAAGGTGTTAAATTTTGGGGATTTGGAAAGACAGTTTATCAAGAACTACTTTCTATAATCGCAGATCCAGACTATGGTGATATTACCGATCCAGTAAGTGGTCGTGATATTGCTGTAGAGTTCAAAACAGCCGAAGAAACTGGTGCCAGTTTTCCTTCGACTTCAATCAGAGTCAAACCTAACCAGACTCCTATTACAGAAGATGCATCTCTTTTAGAAACGTTAACTGAAAATCAAAAGAACATTACTGATATCTATCAAGAAATGTCTTATGACGACCTGACTACGGCGTTGAACGACTATCTACAAGGTGGTTCTACAACTGAAGAGGAAGAATCTAAAGAAGAAAAGAAAGTGGATACTCCAAGTACTGCTTACAGTTCTAAAGAAACTTCAGATGCATTTGATGATTTATTTAACAATTAAATAAAAAACCATAATAGTGGGTGTTGAAGCCAACACTAATAAAACCGAGTGTGTGTAAAAGCCGGACACGCCCACTTTTATATAGGAGAACTATATGTCAACAAGAGATGACTTAGCTGGTGTCTTAGCAGACACCCTTAATAAACAATTCAAGGATATGAAAGTAGCATATTTCTTAGATGGTACAGACACAACACCTACAGATATAAAAGATTTTGTATCTACAGGTTCTACTATGTTAGACTTAGCAATATCAAATAAATCAGATGGTGGTATTGCAGTAGGCCGTATAACAGAATTAAACGGATTAGAGTCAAGTGGTAAATCACTAATTGGTGCTCACCTTCTAGCTGAAACTCAGAAAAAAGGTGGTGTGGCGGTCTATATAGACACAGAAACCGCTGTTAGTACAGAGTTTCTTGGTTCAATAGGTGTAGATGTACAGAGTATGTTATATCTACATTTAGAAACCGTAGAAGATATCTTTTCAGCTATCGAAGAGATAGTCGCTAAGGTTCGTGAATCAGACAAAGATAGGTTAGTAACTATCCTAGTAGATTCATTAGCTGCCGCTACAACAAAAGTAGAATTAGAAGCAGAGTTCGACAAAGATGGTTGGGATACTTCTAAGGCTATTATTCTTTCTAAAGCTATGAGAAAGATTACTCAGATGATTGGTAGACAAAAGATTGCTCTCGTGTTTACAAATCAACTCAGACAAAAACTCGGAGTTATGTTCGGAGATCCATGGACTACAAGTGGTGGAAAAGCATTACCATTCCATGCTTCAACTCGTATCAGATTAAAAAATCTTGGTCAAATCAAAGACGCCAAAAAGAATACTATCGGTATGAAGATGAGAGCACAAGTCATTAAGAATAGATTAGGGCCTCCAATGAGACATGCTGATTTTGAACTTTATTTTGAGAGTGGAATTGATGATGAAGGTAGTTGGTTAAAAGTATTAAAAGACCACAATCTCGTAAAACAAGGTGGAGCTTGGTATACTATGGATAATCACTTGGGTAAAGAACTCAAGTTTCAATCTAAAGAATGGGCTGAAAAACTTCAAGATGAAGACTTCAAAAAACATTGCTACAATCTAATATGTGAAAAGGTTATTCTCAAATACGAAAAGAATTTTGGTATTGATGATGTGACTATCGAAGAGGAGATTAGTGAGTAATTCTAAATACTTATCCATATTTGAAGAGATAAAGAAAAAGGGTGGTTCATTAGATGATGGCAACCCTAACGACAAAGTACTGTTAATAGATGGTCTAAATACGTTTATACGAGTGTTTAGTGTTATACCGACTACCAATGAGGATGGTATTCACATTGGTGGAATAGTTGGTTTTCTAAGAAGTATTGCTTATGCCGTGAACATGATTAGACCTACCCGTGTCATTATTGCATTTGATGGCAAGGGTGGTTCTACTCGGCGTCGTAAGATATATCCTGAGTATAAACAAAACAGAAAAACAAAGTATCGTGTAAATCGTTCTAATAGTTTCGCATCACAAGATGATGAAAGAATGAATATGATTATGCAAATACAACGAGTGGTTGAGTATCTAGATAACTTACCACTAACTGTTTTATCCTACGATAATATTGAAGCTGACGATACAATAGGGTATATCTGTAAACAAGTTCTTACTGATTCTAAAATTACCATCATGTCTACTGATAAAGATTTCTTACAATTAACCAATGATAGGATACAAGTTTGGAGTCCAACTAAGAAGAAGATGTATGATGAGGAAGCTGTATTAGAAGAGTATGGTATTTCGTCTCACAATCTTATTTGGTATAGGGTACTAGATGGAGATAAGTCAGATAACATTAGTGGTGTTCGTGGTCTTGGATTAAAAACAATACAGAAGAAGTTACCATTCCTTAGTGAGAATCGTATAGTGGAAATGGATGAAGTTGTAAATGAGCTACCAGAACACAAAGACATTATTGATTTGAATTACAGATTAATGCAGTTAACTGATGTGGATATCTCAGCTTCTACAAAGACAAAAATAGTAGACAGAGTAAATGCACCAATCAATAGGTTGGTAAAGTTCAAGTTTGAAAAGATGTTTTTAGAAGACAAGATGTACACAGCTTTACCAAATCTAACTAGTTGGTTATTAACTAACTTTAATCAGTTAAATCATTACGCAGAGAAATCACATAATAAATGAGTGTAAACTACGAAGTATTAAATAAGTTTTTAGATACAGATACTTTAGAATTGGAATATCATAGGGTTACTAATAATATTAACACAGTCGACATCGAAGAAGGTGTTGAAATAATATTTAAGTATTTTAGAAAACGTGGATTCCCACACTATACGGTACGAGAAGACGAAAAATATAATCACATGAAAAAACTTAGAAAGTTTAACATTGATAATATTTTTATAGATAATCAGATTATACAAACCATGCATGCTTTAAGATTAGCTTGGAATTACTTTCCACATTGGGTAGACGTTCAATGTGGTAGTTCTAAGATGCCACCAATTGGTTATTTCAATGACGATGAAAAGTTAAAGGGTATAATTAAAAAGACTTGGTCTTGGCAGTTAAATTGGGGAGCTAATAAGTTCACAGAAAACCGTTTTAGACAATGTTTAAAGATGTATCAAGGTTCGCAAGCTGTATCTAATTTCAGACCTACAGCTGCTAAAGTAATCTATGAAAAGTTTGGTGGTGAAGTTATATGGGATATGTCTTGTGGTTGGGGTGGTAGATTACTTGGATTCTTATCTGCTTCAAATACTAAACACTATATTGGTACAGAACCATCTAGTAAGACTTATGATGGACTTCTAAAGATGCGAAAAGATTTTTCGTATTTAGGAAAACGAGTTGATATTTATAAACTCGGTAGTGAAGAGTATAAACCAAAGAAAGAATCTATTGATTTGTGTTTTACATCACCACCATACTTTGATACTGAAAAATATTCAGATGAAGGTACTCAAAGTTTCAAAAAGTTTCCAACCGAAGATGGTTGGGTAAATGGGTTTTTAAAAAAGACAATAGAAAATTGTTATTACGGATTGAAAAAAAATAGCTATATGTTAATCAACATTGCTAATACACCAAAATATAAATTCATAGAAGATGAAACAGTACGAATTTCAAAAGAGTTGGGATTTATCCAAGAAGATACAGTACAATTAACGCTATCAAGTGTTATGGGTGCAGGATACAAATACGAACCCATCTTTGTTTTTAAAAAGGAGAGTAAATGACAAAGTTAAAACATGCTAATG